TACAGCACCAGAGTCACCTAAAGCAATACCTTGCCAAACTGTTCCATCTGTACCTGGTTCTATATTAAGAACTTGGTCTTTTAAATTAACATAAGAGTTAGAAAGATATCTAACTGTTTCACCAATTGCATAAGTTGTAGCTGTGCTATAAGCACCTGTCCATTTAAATCCTTCAACTACTAAAGACCAATAAGTTGTATTTACTCCACCAGTATTTAATGATGGTCTTTGACTTTGAGCGTCTAATACACATACATAAGAATTACCACCATACTGAACTGTATCACCAGTTTTGTATAATGTTCCGTGTGAATAAACACCAGTAGCTTTGAAACCTGTTGTAACTACATCCCAATAAACTTTGTTTGACCGATTGTAAATAAAGTTTGAAATATTTTTATCTTGACTTGTAGTATATGAAACCTTTTGTGAAGTACCACCACTTACATAAGTATGAACAATTGCTGATTTATCAGTAGCAACAATATATGTACTTGAATCAGGCACATCATAAACTTTAAATATTCCTGAACTGATTGTACTATTAGGATATGTTTTCTGTCCTGATGAACACTCAACTATTACACCATCTAATTTAACTAAATCATTTCTACTTAATCCGTGAGTAGCAGATGTTATTGTAATAAGTCCTGTTGCATTATCATAACCAAAACCAGTAAGAGCAGTTGAACTTCCAACATTTGAAACTGTTGCTAATTTAACTGTACCACCAGTTACATAAGTATGGTCAATATTACTTGGTGCTAAAAAGACACTTAATTTTTTATCACCGTTTTGTGTTTTAACAGGATAAATTCCTGAAAAAGGTGCTTGTGGATAAACTTTAGTACCATAAGCACAAGTTGTTTGAACTCCAAATATATTTACGGTATCACTTGCTGATAATCCGTGTGTTGGTACAGTAATTACTACTTTACCAGTTGCTGTATTATAATTAAAACCTGAAATTGCTAATCTAGTATTATTAGATTTAAGAACGGTACCACCAGTTACATAAGATTGTACAACAGCACTTGTTCCTAAATTAATTTGGAATTCAGTTGCTGTTAAATTAGTTGCCTCTACTGTAAATTCTGTATTAGTTGAGTGTATTGGATATGTTTTATTTCCTGTATCACAGGATACAGTAATATCTCTTACTTCAATTAAATCGGAAACACTTCTTCCGTGAGGTGTTGATGTAGTAATATCTCCACTTGTTGATTCTTGTACAGCTGGGGTTCCAGGAGTTTGTCCTGTAGCTTCATCTGCTTGAACATAAACATAAGAATATCCTCCGTAAGTTACTACATCACCTTTTTGGTAAAGTGTAGCAGCGTTATAAGAATCTTCAAATTGTAAACCTTCAGAATAAACTGTAAAATTTTCTTGTTCAAAATTTGCTAGAGCACCGCCCGAAGTATGAGCAATAATACATTTATATTGATATGCACCAAATTTAACAACATCATCTAATTTGTAATATGTGTTAACTTGGAAGTCGCCTTTAAATGCTAAACCTTCACTATAAATATCAAAGTTTCCTAAAACTATATTGATATCTCCACCAGACGCTGATGTATGTTCAGTAGTACATCTATATGTTCTACCACCATACTTAACTAGGTCGTTTAATTTGTATTGTGTATCAGAAGCATAATCACCTTTAAAAATAATACCATCACTAAATTGTTCAAATTTAGACTGGTCTAAAACTAAACTTGATGATGTGTGTTGAGTAGTAGTACGGTATTGTTTACCACCATATGAAACTAGGTCGTTTAATTTGTACCAAGTAGCATTAGCATATACACCTTTAAAGTAAAATGATTCTTGGTGTAGTTGCCAATATTCTGTATATGTTCCAGGACTTGTATAAAAATCTTGTTCTGTTGCTGGTGACGTGTGGTTTTTAATACACACATAAGCATTACCACCGTATTTAGCAATATCATCAATGACGTAGCCAGTTGTTCCTGCCCAATCGCCTCTCCATTTAAATTTAAGTCTACCTAATTTGAAATCTGCCATTTTTCTCTCTTTTTAACTACTAATTTTATCCATATTAAACAGCACTTTGATAAGTTGTTGTATTAACAGGCGCTGTTAACTCTTCAAAAGTATTAAAGTCATCAATTTCTAATTTTGACCTGTCTACTATTTGCTTACTTCTTCTAACTAAATCCCCACTAGTACTATTTATAAGAAAACTAGTTGTGGTATCATCTGAATATTTAATTTGTTGGTACCTATCACTATCGTTATTATAGTATCTTTTATTAATTTGACCAACCACAATACTAGCACCTGTCGCTGGAATTAATACGAAATTTAGTGATGTTCCACCTGTTAATGTATAGGTTGAAAATGCTTCTTGTCTAACACCATCCATAAAACAAGCTATTCTTGTTTCATTTAAAACTGGTGTTGATATTGTAAATTGTTTGGTAGCACCGTCACCTGTGAAATATTGAACTTCAAACATCTCCAATCTTTCTTCAAGGTAATCTCCTTCATCTCTAGCAACACTATCAGATTTACCATCTTCATAGTACTTTGATACTTCTATTGGTTGAGTAGTAAAATTTGGATCAATAGAAGATAGATAACACATACCCTCTTTAGTACGTCTTAAACCATTGAATACTTTATTTTTTTTTATTTGAGCTGGGATTATATATGCCATTTATTTCTCTATTTATTTATTAAGTTATTGCCAAAATACTTGCTACTGCCTCAACATCAACAGAAGTTGAATCAGGAGAAGGATCAGCGACCACTCTTAATACGTCATTGTTCTCCAAATTTACTGGTTTATCTAAAGTTAATGTATTACTAGCAGGAACTTCTAAATTTCTACCTATATGTCTATAAGTTGTTCCACCGTCAATAGTAACTTTTACATTAACTTTTGCTGTACTGTATTCACTTTTATTTGAAATATATAATGCGTGAATTACAGCAGTTTCACCACCGCCTGCTGTATATAAATCTGCTGAGGAATTATCTAAAACCCCTACAGTCATTCCTGCATTTTTAAATGTTGACGGCATAATTTTTTATCAATCCTATGAACCAAATACTACAGAATATGCCAATGCGTCATCCGAAGTACCAATAGTACCTGAAGTATTAGGTAATTTTAATATTCTATCACCTGTTGGTTCTTCTACTGATAAAGTAGTTTCAAACGCATTTTCCAAATTTCCTTCAAATATAAAATTTGATCCGTTCATAGTAATATCTCTATTTGTACTAGAACCATTACTAGTTGCGTCTTGCAAAGTTACCGAACCTGCACCACCAATTTCTTTAATTTGATTAGTTGATTTTTTTATATAAAATTTACCATCTGTTACATTAACAGCTAACTCTCCAACATCCATATTATTTGCGTCTGGAATACGAGTTGCTACTTCTGTACGATATGGTTTTATTTTTGTTGCCATAGTTTATTTTTTCCTTTGTAATCTTGCTCTAAATTTTATTCTATTTACTAATTTTGTTTTTGATAATCTTCTATCTAATTCAATACCTAATTTTCTACCAATTCTCTCTAATTCTTTTTTTGTTTTGTTCTTTAAATCTTTAACTGTAATAACAGTAGTCTTTGGTTTAACTGGTTCATAAGACTTAACTGTTCTATCAATAAACCTTTTAATCCAACCAAACATTAGAAAGTTCCTCCATCTACTGTAGTTACTTCAACGTCACCAGCTGTTATTGTAAAGTTATCAGCAGAAAAAGAAGCTACACCAATGTTTGATGTACTTGCTAATTCTCCAACAATTTGTAATTGATTGCCACTAGCAATTGTATTAATACCTTCGCCTGCTAAAAATTCTAAAGTGCCTCCAATTGAAACTTGTCCTTGTGTTGAAGACTCATCTTTGAAATAAAGAGGATCAGCAAATTTATCACCTGTTAAAGTGTTATTTGCAACCATTGAATTTTGAACACCTAAAGGTTTAACTCTTAATTGGTCACCTGAAACTTCAATTGAACTATTGTCAGGATTTGTATCTATCGTATTACCATCTTTAACTAAACCTGCACCTGCAGTAATTTGACCTGCACCAGAAAATTGTGATACATCTAAATCAGTTGTTCCAAATACTGGTTGTCCTGTATGTGTAAATGTATATCCATTGTTAGAACCAATAGTTCCTTCTTCTACAAATACAAATGAACCACCACTTAATTCAGGTGGTTGGTCTTCTGGAGTTGCTCTTGTTAATACAAAATCAGTTGATCCATCACCAACAGTTGTAACTTTATAAATACCGTTTTCGGTTGCGTCTGTTTGGTCTTTAACTAAAACTCTATCGTTAAGACTTAATGCTATATCATCAACTGATATTGCACCGTTAATATCTGCTGTTAAAGTTGCACCGACACCTGCTGTTCCATTATTATAAGTTGCTGCTAAATTAGCAGTTGTTGCTGCTTTACAAGATGGTTTAGTATCTAAACCTTGAGCAACTTGGTCAACGTATGCTTTATTAGCAACTGATTGATTTTGAAATCCTGCTCTATCTTCATAACCACTTGGTAAGATAACTGTACCTGTTCCGTGTGGTGTTAAATTAATATTTTTATTTGCTGCTGTTGTTGTAACTGATTGACCATCAATTGTAATGTCATCAATAACTAAAGAAGTTAATCCTGCAATATCTGTTTCAGTAGCACCTAAAGTTAATACCGAACTACCTAATGTTGTAGTAGGATTTGCTAAATTAGCATTTGATATTCCTGCACTACCAGATAAGTTTGAATCTGTTAATGTGTTCGCCTGAATTTCTACATTGTTATCGGTAACAACTGTATCCATACCAGCGGCACCAGCGAAAGTTAATGTTTCAGCTGTATTGTAAGTATCTGTTCCTGTATCACCTGCTAAATCTATAAATTGATTAACAGTCATAAACTCTAAATTACCAGCACCGTCAGTTTTTAAGAACTGACCAGCAGAACCATCAGCGCCTGGTAATGCAAATGTTGTTGTAGTTGCTAGTGTGTTAGGTGCTTTAAGTCCTACAAAGTTAGTACCGTTATTAGTACCTTCATTAAATTTTACTGTTCCACCTATACTAGTAGAATTACCTACTATAAATTCGTCTATTGCTTTATTTGAATCTACTATTACAGCACCGTTTCCTGTTAATGTACCTTGTACGTGATCCAAAATTTCAGCGAAATATTGTCCACCGATAACTGATATATTATTTGCGTCACCATTTCCATCAACTCCACCTTCCCCAATGAATAATCTATCTCCTAGATTACCTTGAGTTCCTGTTCCATAAGTAAATGCTAATTCCCCAAGTTTTAATGTAGCTGGTGCTGAAGTACTTGATGAACGTTTTATCTGTATTACTGTTGCCATATGCTATTTTTTAAAAACTCCCACAATTAAATAATAGTGTTCCTGTTGTTGTAACTATTTCCGTTCTGGTAACAAATTTACCATCACTAGCTCTATATTGTACCATAGCGCCATCATCTAAATTTGTTGTATCAACATCACCAAGAAGAGCGAATTTTAGGGAAGAATTTTGTAATGCACCAGCTGATGGTAAAGTTACTGAAACTACTTCTGGACCATCTCCAGTATTTACATTAATATTTGCTGTTGTGTTATTTTTTTGCCCTACCGTGGCTGTAATATCCTGTGCCATCTAATTCTCTCCTGTGAATATTTATAATATTAAATTAGACAGTAACCTGTGGTCTTACAGTTATAATGCCTTCAATTACTCTAGTGACACCAGCATCCTTTGTAATTTCAAGGTCGTATACATATCTCTCAGCATCCAAAGCACCTGTTTCGGTTGCTGTTAATGAGAGAGTAACTACTCCTGTGGTAGCGTCTGTCGCTATTGAAGTAGACATATTAATTCGTGTTCTTGTGGAAGCAAAACCTTTAGCCATCTTCGCCGCCACCGTATAACCAGTTAGGTCAAACGGTTGTCCATTAGCATCCTTTACAGTTACGTCTGAACTAAAGGTTGCGCCTTGGTCTATGGTTAAGTTAGCTATTGCTGCCATTTATTTTTTCTCGGATTCTGGTACTTCTTTTTTAATCAATTTGACTATTTTTTCGTTGTAATATTTAGTTAAAACATCTATCTTTTCAATCTCAATTAAATGTCTAGTTTTGCTTACCTGGATTTCTTGTCTTACTGCTATGCAATTCTGTAATTCAGGACTAAACTTCGTTTCATCATACTCTTTTTTGTCAATTGTTATCATACGCTTATCTCCATTTTTAAATTCATATTACTATTTATAATACTAACTTTGGTATTGTGCCTTAAATTTCTCTATTTTTTCCAATGCGTGTTTGTTGAACTTATAACCCATTTCCTTACCCACCTCAAATACTTTTATAAATCTCTTATATCTAATATCATAATTTGATAGGTCATTTTTCCAATGGAATCCATCCTCATCATATAACTCTCTATGTTCCATATCTAATGGTGTATTTTTATAAGTCATCATCATATGAGGAGAAACACCTATTAAATGAGAATACTTACCATACCTTCTCAATAACTCCAGCGTCATTTCAAAGTCTTCTTCTGTTTCAGTAGGATACCCTACAATTAATAAAAACTTCATTGTAATATTTCTGTCACCTAGATTATTAACAAAATAATCAATATCATCATTTGTAAACTTCTTTCTCATATGGTTTCTTACTGCTTCACTACCTGATTCAAGACCCATAGTTAAATGGCTACAACCAGAATTTGCTAAATTATCAAAGTCTTGTTGCGAAAATGTTTTGGATCCTCTAACAATAAACTGTCCATTCCATTTTATTTTCTTTTCTTTATTTGCTAATGAAGAACACAAATCCCTAAAATGTTTCATAGAACCATTAACTAAAGAATCTGAAAAACCAATACTCTTTAAACCTGTTTCTTCAGCAACTTTATGCATATCTTCAGCAATTTGTGTACCTGTTTTCCATTTGTACATTGCCCATATACTTGCTACATCACAAAAGGTGCAACCTCTAACACAACCTCTGGAACCAGAAATAATAGCTGTAGAATATTTGTGTTTCTTAATTACGTCTGAATAATCTGGTGGTGGTAAATCTTGTATACTCTCTATTTGTTTTGGTGGTTTTCCATTGATACCAGGATAATCTAAATTGCCTTTTAAAAATTCTAATAAGGCAAATTCTCCTTCTCCTACTATAAAATTTTTTTTCGGCCATTTCAAATCTACACCTGATCCACCATATAAAACATTATCATATTCTTCACCTAATTTTAATGCGTCTTTCTTTTGCATAAATGAAAATACAGATATACCTAACCACTTAAATTTATATTGAGAAATTTCTAAATGTATTCTATGTAAATCATCATATTGATTACCGTCAATAACTTTTACTTTATATCCTAACGGTTCTAAAAATCCTTTTAGAAAAGAAGGACCTGGTGCAGGTTTATCCTTATCCATTCCTGGTAAAGAAGTAATAACAATATCGTACATTTAATGAAATGCTCCAACAATATGAATACGGTCTACTTTTGAACAATTTAAAGCAGTATGTTTTTGTGTTGTATCTATAACATACGCCGTACCATCAGCAGGTAAATGAACCATTTTACCATTTAATAACAACCAACAATGTTCGTGTGTTTGTATTGGTATATGAAGTCTTTTAGTTTTATCATTATGCCAATAATAACAAGTTTTAGGTTTCATTATCATTATTCTTGTTCTTACAAGATTATTAAATTCCATAATTGAATTAATGTATGGTATATCAAATAGTGGAACATTATATTTTTTTTCAGTTTCATCAACTATTAAATAATTTTTTCCAATAGTAGGTTCAATAGGGTCCATATCTTTACTAGTACCTTGTAAATATATTTGATTATCAAATTTAGGTAATTTGTTTAGTTCAATTTTAATTCTTTCTAAATCGTATTTCATTTTATTCCCACTACCATATATCTATCGTACTTATCTAGTTTTAAACTACCTTTATATAATATCTTATCAAATTTTAAAGTTTGTTCAAATTCATCTACACTATTATGACAATTAATATGACCTTCTATTTGAGTATAGTTGTTTGATTGTAATATAACCAATGCACCTTTTTTTATTCTTTCCAACATATCATTAATAACCTTTTGTTCAAGATGTTCGCAAGAAGTACATATAACTATATCATATGTTCTAAAATTAAAGTATTCTATTTCAGCAGTAGCAAAGGTAACACCTTTATAAAGTTTCTGTCCAATAGCTTTGCATTGTGAGTCCTTATCAAAAGATAGAACTCCATTATCAATATGTGCTTTTAATTTATCTGCTAAACTACCATACCAACCAGCTGCTATACATATTTTTGGTTTATCAAAAAATGTAAAGTATTCTATTGACTTTTCTACAAGCCAATTCTTGCTTTGTTCTTGGTTATCGTTTATTGAGTTGATGATAGACTTGACCTGCTTAATACTGCCCACTTCACCAATCACTTTTAATATTGTATCCATAATCCCTAATAAATAGTATTAATAATATTTATAAGAGTATGAGGAATATGAAAAGAGTTATATATAGCATTTATGTTGATGTGCCTGCGAAAGAACATTTTGGTGAATCAAAATGCAAATATGATACATTAGATAAAGCGTCAATTACCACAAACGCATTTAAAAAGCATTATGAGAGGTTAATTATATCTAAACATCAATATGCTAAAGCTATAGGTGTGCCTTTTATAATGTATGAATATGATAACCGTTATCAAACATTTGAAAAGAACTTACTTAAAGACTTTCCAGAATTAACAGGTTATGAAATTGTAAATTTTTACAAGATACATTTACTATATGAACTAGCAAAAAAATATGATGAAATTTTATATTTAGATTTTGATGCTATACCTGTGACCAAAGATTCCTTTTTTGATGTATGGGATTTACAAAATCATATTGCCGTTTATAATAATAATACTAACATTAACAAATACACTGCTCTTGACGAAATAATTAATGGTATTAGAAGTCCTACAGCAAAATATTATAATACTCAAGCAATGCTTATTGATAAAGGACTTGATCCTAATAATGATGTTATCAATACTGGTATCATTGGTGCTTCAAAAGAACAAATTTTAAAATTAGATTTCTTTGGTGATTTTAAAGATACAATAGATTTAATGACAAAATTAAGAAAAAAAGGATTAGATAATTTATATCCTCAAAATATTATTGATATGTTCCGTTATGATAATGAAACAATTTTTTCGTATAAAATAAGAATGAATAGTGTTAATGTTCAATGGTTAGATAGACGTTGGCATTACTTCTTTGATAAACAATTTTATGTACCAAAAGAAACAAAAATAGTACACACGGTCAATAAAGACTTTGATACAGTATGGAGGTTTGATGAAAAACATAATATTTAGTTTGTATATACAAAATAACGAACCCAATTTAAGTGAAAAACACCAATTCACTAAAACGCAATTAGCAAAACATTATCAAAAATTAATAGATGTTAAGAAAGAATATGCCAAGCATTGTAATGCTGAATATAGACTTTACCACCTCTACACCCAAAACACTGCTTGGGAGAGATTTAAAAAGAAATTTAGTGGTTATCAATTTGATATCATCAATCTATACAAGATATATCTATGGGAAGAATTATGTAAAGAAGGTTATAATGTTCTTTATTTAGATTTTGATGTGATACCCAATACAACTGAATCCTTTTTTGAAAAATTTGATATGAATAAAATATGTGTCTACGCTCCTAATGCAACTAAAGAAAATGTGTGGTCTCAAAAAGATAGAAAGAATTATAAAAAAGGCAAGGTAGACTTTGAAACAATAGTATCACATAAAGACAAATATGATATGTATGTTAAAGCAATATGTAAAAAAGCAATGTTAGCAATTGATAATAAATATGATACAGATTATTTAATAGCAAATACAGCTATATTAGGTGGCAATTCAAACGCAATAAAAAAATTAAGGTATACAGAAAGATTAAATGAAATGGTAGATGTATTAAATAAAGCAAAGGAAGAGAAGTTTTTTGGTGAAGAAATTTCAAAACTATTCTTTGCAAATAATGAGATATTTGTACACTATCTATTAGATAAAGATAACATAGATTGGTATAATCTTCCTAAAGAATGGCATACCTATTTAATGAAAAAAGATGAGATTACTACTGATATTAAATCTGCCAAAATGATACACTTAATTAATAAAAGGTTTGAAGAACTGTGGACGATTCTAAAGTAAAACAATGATTATAAAAAAACTATCTAAACAAAAAGAAAAAATAGAAATTTTCGATTCTGATATAAAAAAATTCTACGAAAAGAATAAGTCATATTGCACTATGCCTTTTAAAGAAATATTTAGTGATAATGCTGGTAGATATAAACTTTGTTGCCACGCACAAAAAATGGACTGGAAATATACAGCTAATAATACCACACCTTTTAAGTTTTTCTTTTCTCCTGAAATGGAAGAAATAAGAAACAAAATGCTATCTGGTGAAAAATTAGACGCTTGTAAAGTTTGTTATAAATTAGAAGAAAATAAAGGTGAGTCATATAGAACTGACAAGTATAGAAAGAAATATGGAATAGATTTTGAACCAACAGGTATAGGATTAAAATTAAGAATTTTGGGCTCATATTGTAATTTAGGTTGTTATATGTGTCATCCTTATAATTCATCAACTAGAAGAAAGGAAATGAAAGATGTATATGGCAAAGATGGTCATAAGGAAACAAATCAATCAAAATTTCTCCCAATAAAATTTAAAGAATGGCACGATAGTATCAATGATATATTAGAAAATATTGAAATAATATCTTATATGAATATTACAGGTGGAGAACCATTACTATTACCAAAACATTGGGAGTTATTGGATAAAATTCCTGATGACCACGCTAAACATATTACATTATCTTATGATACTAACCTATCAGAATTAAGATATAAAGATAAATCTATATTTGATTATGTTGATAAGTTCCAAGATTTAAAATTAGGTGTTTCGGCGGATCATTATCAAGACAAAGAAGCTTGGATAAGATACCCTATTGATATTAAAAAATTTGAAGCTAATTTGGTAGAAGCAAAAGGTTTAATAAAACAAATAAATGTTAGTGTATCTCCTTTAAATGTTTTTGATTTAAATGAAATAAATGATTACTATAGGAGTAATTTTGGTATATCAACAACCTTTATGAATATAGTAAGAGGACCTGAATTTTTATCAATTAAAAATTTAAATCAAAAAGATAAAGATATGTTAATGGAAAAATATAAAAAACTACCTGACTATGAATATATAAAATCAGAATTATTATTACCTAAAACTCACGAACTAGATAAGATGAAAGAATATTGTGATAGATTATCTAAACATAGAAACTTTGACTGGAGAAAACTTTGGAATGAATTTTAAAGATAGAAATATTAACATTGATTTAACCTTTAGATGTCCTTTAGAATGTCCAAAGTGTATGCGACAAGCTATTAGAAGTAAAGGGTTTAAAATACCTGGTTCAGATATACCATTTGATAATCTAAAAAAAATAGCAAAATACTTTAAAGGATTAATTTTTTGTGGTCAAATTTCTGACCCTATATTTCATCCAAAATTTATAGAAATATTAAAGTATTGTTCAGACAATAATATACCAACAATAATTAATACAGCCGCTTCACAAAGACCAATGAAGTGGTATAAAAAAGCGTTTGAAACATATTCTAAAGCAGAATGGTTATTTGGTATAGATGGTTTACCTGAAGATAGCCATAAGTATAGAATACACCAAGATGGTAAACATCTCTTTGAGATGATGAAATTATGTGCTAAAATGGGTCTTACTTCTCGTTGGCAATATATTGTTTTTAATTACAATGAAAATGATATAGAAACTTGTAGAGAAATGGCAAAAGATAATGGTATTATATTTGATGTAATTTATTCAGGTCGTTGGAGTATAAGAGATAAGTATAAACCTAAAAATCCAAATCTATACTTA